CAGCGCGCGCTTTGCCCCATCTTCGGCGGCGCGGGCCATCAGCGCCTCGAACTCTACATCGGGCATGCGGACATGGCCCTGCCCGGAGCGGTGCGGGCTCATGCGGACAGGATCCCGACTTCTGTGGGCAGAGTCAGATTGCTCCATGGGCTGGCATCCGTCGGATTGAGCGCCCAGCTCGCATAGACCGGTGTTGGTGTCAGTGTCGGTACGGTCACGGACGGTGCGTCATGGGTCACGCCGCCGATGCGCAGGAACCCTGCCGTGGCATCGGGGCCGTCTGTGCCGGCTTGCGCCACCTGCTTCAGATGCACCCCCGCAATGGCCGAGACTGCCGCCGGACCTGAGGGACCGGTGAGCGAGAACGACATGCGCTGCCCCACAGCGGTGCTCGCCACCCGCGTGGCAATGTTGCCATCCCGCAGCGCATCGATGCTGCCTGTCATCTGGTTGAAGCTGGCGATGGCGTTCGGGGTGCGGCGCACGAACCGCCGCCCGATGCTCGAGATCCCGTCGAGTGCTGCGATATGGGCATAATACGAGGTGCGGTTGGAATTGCTCGCATGCAGGCCCCTGTTCGCGAAGACCACGCGGCGGGGCTTGCCTTTGCCACCGACATTGGCCGCCGTCGCGGTACTGTGCAGAACACTGTCGACGTAGAACGTGACGGTAATGTCGGCGCCGACCGTGACACGCAGATCGATCCATACCGGCTGGCCGCTGGTCGCGGTGTAGCTTGACGCGCCCTCCACGCTTGTGTCGCCCCGGGCGATGGCGTGATAGCGGTTCGTCGATGTGGAGGGCTTGATCTGGGCCAGCAGGCTCGCGTTGGCGTCATAGACCTCCAGGAAGCTTGCGTCCGACCGAATGATACTGTCGGCATTCCCATCTGGAGGGACGTAACGGACCCCCAGCCAGAGATCGCCTGCAGGCTCAGGGATCGCGAAGGCGAACGGTGCGACAAGGCTGTTGGTCCCGACATGGCGGATGGCATTGACGTCGAGATCGGGATCGAAGCCACCGGCGGCAGTGCTGATCAGCCCCGCGATGCCGGAGAGGTCGGTGGGTTGATGGCCGAGATGCAGAATGTGGCTCATGATGGGTCCAGTTCGATGTAGAGGTCGGATTGCGCGGCGGTCAGGGATTCACCGCCGCCCTGCTCGAGGAAGAGCGCCACCTGGCCAGCGGTGAGGCGCGCGCCACCGCCCAGATCGTGCCAGGCTGTGATCTTGGCGATGCTGAGGCTCCTGTCCCAGCCGATCTCAAGCCAGGCATGGGTCTGGAAGATCCGCAGGTCTGGCTCCCTGAAGCCGAGCGGCTGCGCGCCGGGCGGGACGGGATAGCTGAGTTGCGAGGAGAGAGAGCGCAGGGTGCCGCCATCTCCGGGATTGCGGCCCTGAATGACGGGGTGGAACGCAGGACTGCCGCCTGCGGTCCACGTCGCGGCGCCGGTCACCGGATCGTCGCGCCAGACGCCGTTCTTGCCGATCCAGAGGCTGGCGGCGGCGGGATCAAGGACGAACATCAGCACGTCGCCCGCCCCGAAGGTTGGCAGACCGGTCAGACGCTGCGCGGCGGTTGCGGTGTCCGAGGACCAGAGCGTGCCGTTGCCGCGCCAGCTGATCGAGCCGAGCGTGATCGGGTTGTTGCCCAGATCGTACTCCTCGCGCTGCGCGGCAGCGGCGACGCCGAGGTAGCCGTCAAAGCTCACCGCCCCGCTTGGAGCACAGGCGACTTCCCAATAGCGCCGCCCGGCGGAGGGCACGATCGGATTGGCGCTTGGGACCCAGCGGCGGTAATCGCTGCCGCCGCTGGTATTGACGGCGGTCTGATTGGTATCTGAGAGGGTGTAGCCTGCGGGGCGGCGGGTCACATCAAGTTCCCAGGCGCTGCCGCTATCGACCGGCGGTGCGGCGGCATCCCCGCCCTGCGCCAGGATCGCGGCGCGCAGCATCAAAAGGCTCATGCAACCGCCCCCGCCAGCGCGCCCTGAATGACCCAGGCATCCGCTCCGCGCTTGGTCAGCGCGGCACCGGACCACTGACCGCCAAGCGCGACCGATCCGCCGGTTACGCCATTGAGCGAGACGCCAGCTGCGGCCGCGATGGTCGCCACGCCTGCGCCGATCTGCGTGATGTTGATCAGGGTGCCGATCTCGAAGGGCACGGTGGCCTCGGCCGGAATTGTGACGGTGACGGCGGACGACCCGGTGGTCTCGAGGATGCAGCCCAGATCGATGGCTTCCAGCGTGTGGTTTATACCGGTCAGCGTCCGGATCGGCACGATGCCGGGGCGTGGCACCTCCACCCATGCGCCGTTGGTGAAGCGCACATGCCGCGCCTCGTCGGCGATCCAGAATTGCCAGCCGTCCTGCGGCGTAAGGAAGACCCAAGCCTTCGCGCCCGGCTCCCCGTCCCAGAGCGCGACGGCATTGGCATTGGTGCTGGCTGCGGCGGGCACGATCGCGATCTGGCCCGGGCTGCCGGTCGTGGGCAGTGGGCTGGTGCGCGATGTGGCGCGCGCCTGGACCAACGCCGAGAGCCTGCGCAGGTCTTGGCTGAGGCTCTCGCCCCAATTGCGTTGGCCGGGGTCGTAGAAGGCGCGCAGCCCCAGCCCCGGCATGATCCGTTCCGGCATGCGTATCCTCGTTCTTTATGGTCGTGGTGAATGCGATCTTGCCGACTGTGATGATGGCGCGCGCTCAGGTGCCCCAGAGAAATCCCCAGCCGCGATCCCACCCGGCGGCGAAGGGGGCGGTCAGGCGCAAGCCCCGCGCCTCGCGGTCGGAGAGCCAGGCGCCTTCGACCAGTCGGCGGGCCTGGACCGCGACATCGATCTCGGCCGTGCGGTCCGGTGCGCCGATCTCCGGAATGTCGTCGGGCACAAGGGTCCGCGTGGCAGTCAGCCCCACGTCGATGACAATGCCCGGGGGTAGCAGGGCGACCCCTGTGTCCGGATCCACCCAGCGTATCTCGACGATGTAGCCCACCCCTGGCTCTGGCCCGATAGATGCGGCGGTGTGATCGACGATCACCGGGCTGGTCTGGGTCAGCCGGTCGCGATGGGTCCAGGTCAGCAGCAGGTCACCGGTGACCAGCGCGTCGATATCGGGCGCATAGCTGCCGTTGCCCTGGACGCGGCCGGGCGGCAGCGGTCGGATGGCGCGTCGGTCTAAGGTCACGCTATCTTCCGGTGCCATTGCAAAGGTCAGCGTCCCGCGTCCGGTCTCGGGCAGAAGCCTGACTTTGAGCGTCTCGCCCGCCGCCCATGACTCCTCAGTGATCCGCGCGGCTTCATCGAAGAAGATGACCTGTGTACCAGCCGCATGCGCGCGCGGCACGGTGTCGAGACAGCCGCGTCCGACGGTGATGGTGTCGGGCGTGATCCCGTCGATACGCACCAGCTCGCCGCCGATGCTGGCCAGCGTGCCGATCCCGACCTCGCCGATATCGCGCCAGCCGGTCACGGGGATCACGCGTGCTTCGGGATCGTCGGACAGGTCAGCCATCAGCAGGGCCGTCGGGGCGAAGGCCACGGTGCCTTCCAGCGCAGGGCCAATGCCCGCATCGATCCAGAGCTCCGCCGCCAGTGCATCCGCGCTTGGGCGCTCCCCGGTTGCGGCAAGCGCACCTGCATCGGGATCCTCACCAAGGATCCGGTCCGCCTCAGTGTGGCCCAGCTCACGAACCAGCAGCCAGTACGGCGCTTCCTCCACCATGCGCCGTGCCAGCGCGCGTGGTGGAGCGGCAATGCCGGTGCCTGTCGGCATGCGGCCGCCCGCAATGGCGGTGGCACCCAGCGCAAAGACATCCTCGGCGATCTTCAGCCGGATGCCATTGTCGCGCCCGTCGCCCTGGCCGATCTCGGAGAGGCGCATCACCACATCATCAAGCCCCAGACGGGCCGATCGCAGCCGGATTACATCGCCGGGGCCAAGATTTTCACCTTCGCGGTTCACCACGATCTCACCGGTCATGAGCGGCACCGACAGCGCGCGCAAGTCGCGTTCCGCTACGCGCAGGGCAAGCCCCTGGTAGCGGATGCCGGGATACTCGAGCGTGGTCGCGATCACCTCGCCCATTGCCTGAACGCGTGCGGTGTCAGTGACCGAGACAGCGCCGGTATCGTCGGTCCAGGCGTCGGTGAACCGCACGGTGACCGAGTTCACCAGATCAGATGGCGAACGGCGACCCAAGCGACCCCAGTCCACCACATTGGTCTCATCGAACAGTGGCAGATCAGCCGCCATATAATCCGCCCGGATCAGCTTCAGCTCCCAGAGCCCGGTGCGGCGGTCGATGAACAGGGTCGCATCGATATGATCGAGAACACTGGCGATGAACTCCTCGATCGAGCTGTCCTGCTGCCAGATCAGCGAAAGGCCGAAGCCTTCCGCATAAAGTGCATCGGCCGCAGCCGTGAAGCTGACCCCGATCTCGACCGCGGAATAGCCCAGACCCCAGTTGCGGTTGGTCAAGCATTCGCGGATGATATGGGCCGGGTTCATGTCCGGCCCGTTGCCGAAGGCTCCGCGCAGGGAGGCCACCAGCGCCTGGCTGTTGCCGGCCGGGATGACTGGCACGCCATCGACGGGTGTGTTGTCGATCTGGGCGGTGAAGCTCGTATCGCTGAGTGCGATGTTGAAGCCGAAGATATCGGCGGGCGGCAGCGTGCGGATCAGGGTAAGCGCTGCATCGACAGAGGTGGCAGGAGCGGGTTCGCCGTCAGTCACGAAGATGACAATACGGCGTTTACTGCCGGATCCAGCCAGGAAGCTCCCTGCCTCAACAAAGGCCGCATCAAAGCTGGTCCCGCCGGAGGTGTTGTTCGACAGCGCCAGCATCCATGCCTCAAGCGCTGCGTAGTCGTCTGGCCCCATGTTGCGCCGCTCGATCGCCCCCGCGACGCCTGCGTTCCAGAGCACGATGCGGATATCATTGGGCCGGTCGGGATCGACGCCAGCGCCGATCTCGCGGATCAGCGCTGCAACACCTGCCTTTTGCGCCGCCATGCGGGTGCCAGACATCGAGCCAGAGACGTCGAGGGCAATATAGATCGCCGCATCGGAGATATTGGCCTCTGGGACGATGGGTGCTTTGTCGGGATACCATTGCGGTGATCCGGCCTCACCCACCAGCACGCGGGTGACGCGGATAGCCCAGGGCTTGTCTTATGAAGATCACAGCTTTTGTGCGAAACAAGAGCCACAGATCAGCATTTTAAAATGCTGATC